TCTCAAGTGCAGCCGCTCGGTGGTCAAACTTTGCGCCTGATTCTAATGCCCCGCCAATGACACCAAGCATCTTGCTTTGGTGTTGAATGTCCCTGATCTGTGCGCGTAAGTGCGTCACAACTAGGCCGCGCTCGTTTAACAGCGATTCGTAATAGCCTGGTGTTGGTGAACTCATAATCCATCCTTGTGTCTTACGATTCGGTACTTCTGTTCAGCCCTGATGCTGACCCTGATCCTGTCGTTCACCTCAGACCCCTGCACCTGGGCGTAGATCTGTGCGATTTGGTTGCCGTCCTCGTCGTTGATGATGACCGAGTCACCCCATTTGCGGAGGGTCACGGTCAAGCACCCTAGTGGTAATTTACGAGACATATTTGATCTTGGTTGAAGGTTCACACTTGGTGATAAAGTTGACACACTTGTTAAGCAGTTCGTCGCGCACGGATTCAATCGTGTCATCCGGGTCGCGGACACACAGGCTTGTGAACCTTGTTCCCTCAATCCCCGTAGGCGTTGAACTGACAAGGTAGACCGATGATCGCCAGTACTGAAACACGGGGTTGCCGTCACCCTCGTCAACGCGGTGCAGCATGGGGTCGCCGGCAACGATGATGACTGCCGGCAAGCCGACATGCTTTGCCAGCCCCTCCCTGATGCCGCGCTCGTTGAGGAACGCAGGGATGCCTGTTGCGTGTTCCCAAGAAACGTCATCCATAACAGGCCGCGCCCATCGGTTATCTTCCTCTTCCATTACTTTGCCTCCTTGTAGCAATCCCACCCACGTCTTGCGGCTTCTGCCATTGCCGCTGTTCGGTCAATGCTCACAACATCCTTTGTGTAAGTTCCGCTGACATAAGTGCAGGCGATCCGCCGCGCCTCGTCGCGCTCGGCGGTGAGGGTTGCGTTCTCCTTCCTGTTCTCCTCCAACGCCCACCGCAGTTCTTCGATGAGTTGCGTGGCGTTCGGTGTCGCTCCGCTCAATCCTCGCGTTTTGGCGAGGATGCGGTCGGACTTCTGTGCGAGTGTCATGGCGCAGGTGTCACTTAACATGGCGAGTCTCCTTCTGTGTGGTGTTGTGTCCGTACTTTGTGTTCTTGTATCTGCCGCCTACTGGCATGGCTTGCCGTCCTCCTTGAAGCAGTCCCAACCACGCCCCTTTGCGTAATCGCCAGTCGGGAATCCCTTTTGGTACATCAGGTTGCACACCTCCCGCCTTGCCTCGTCCCGCTCCTTACGGAGCGTGTCCACCTGTGCCGTCAGGCAGTCAATCTCCTTGCACAATGTCGCTATGTCTCTCAGGTCGCTCATGTCGTTTCCTCGCTAAGTGTTTCTTTCCATTGCTGTAACGCCACCTTGTGCATCGTTTCGGTCAGGTCGCACAAACTCCTTAAACGCGCCACCGACACAAAGAACAACGCGTCGCTTGATCCTTCCTTTTCCTCTGGTCGCTTTACCGTAAAGCAAACCGTTGGCTCATCATCTGCGCCAAGATTTAGTGACTCAAACCATGCGATCAGGTCGCTGGTTGGGCTTTCGTTGTCACCCTCGTACCGATCAATGTAAATGTGTAGATCGCCAGTTATGTTGTTGGTTTGCAATTTCATGCCGTCCTCCCAAACAAAGTTGTTGGTATTGGTAACGTCCACACACGCGCTGCTCGGCCTGACCGTGTTGGTCGCTTGCCGTCAGCAACAATTAATCCATCGTTCATTAGGCTGTTGACACACGCGCTGCAAGTCTGATGTGTCAATGACAACCGAATCTCAAGTTCGTCACATGTGCCTGGTTGTTGAGTAATCGCGTCAAGCACCAACGCGTTTAACGTCCCTAGGCGGGGTTGAATGTCTGACCAGGCTGCGTCTTGTGTATCCCACCGCGTTGTTTGCCGGCGCGTACTGCGCGGTTCGTTGCCGTCTGTTGACTTGTTCATGCGTCCTCCGGTGAACGATCGGCAATGTACTTGCGTACTTGCTCCGCATCTTCAATGGCTGCGCGTACCTCGGTCATTGGGAAGTCTGACGGGACAATGTCTTGGTCAGTCAGTTCAACGTCATCAAGCGCAATCTCAAGGATGTTCCAAGAGATCAGTTCCCAGCCCTGCACCCCGGTGTAGTGTCCAGGCTTGTGATATTGCCAATGCACCTCAAGCGTTGTGGTGACAACGTGTTCGCTTAGGTACTCGGAAGCCTGGTCATCGGTAACCCATTCCGACAGAACGTCAATTTGCAGGATTTGCTTGGTCACAGGGTCACCTCCGTGTCGCGGTGAGCGCAAAGAAACGCAGCCTCAGCCGCGTAGATTTCGTCAATGCAAGCGTCAAATGCAAACTCGTTGTCAACGTCAACGCAAGCGCGTTCGTTGTGTGCGCGAATCACGCGCTGGCTAACGGCATCGTTGATTTCGCGAGCGGCTGCGACAAGAACGTCACAGTAGATACGAGCAAGGTGCGGGTTGGTTTGTGCGTCAGTAACGGTAACTTTGAACTTGGTAGTCATTGTCAATCCTCTCAAATTGAGTGTTTATAATCCGAAGGTGTCATCCGCGCCGTCAGCGGTGTCGTCGATGTCGTTAACCCAGTGCGGGGTGTTAATTGATTGTTGCAAGTTAAACCAGGCCTTGCCGTCGCAACGCTGTGCGCTGTACCGATTCATGTTGTCAACGTCTTGCGTTGCAAATCCGACAACAGTTCCAACTTGGCAACAGGTCGCGTATACAAAGTTAGGTGCTGTTTGTTGACGTTGAACTGAACTGTTAAAGTGGTCAACTTGGTAGACGTGTACGCCTACGCAAACAAAGTCAAGCAAACGTGGAAATCCATTTCCGATGTCAGCAATGCGAATTGAATGTAAGATTTGTGGCATGTGTCAGTCCTCTCAAACTGGGTGCGTTGTCATCGGCCGCGCCTTTGACTTCAGTAAGTTACCGTTGGGTATATCGTCACGCAAGGGGTAGCGCATGAGTTTGTTGACAGATTTATGCATAATTGCAGTTTCTTAGTTACAAACACGCATGAAATAAATTGACATATGCGTCATGTATAGTGTCGGCGCGGAGATGTGGGTGAGACTCCCACTTGCGACGAGGCACAAGGCCGTGAGGTACACCCCTCGTTTCCCAGGCAATGGGGTAACAGAACCTACCGACGGGACAGGGCGCGGCAACGCGCTGCTGTCTGCATAAACCTATGAATAATTTGAACCTTTATGCAGATCGACATAGTTTGGTGACTGTGTCGATGCGGTCAGCATTCCAATTTAACCTGTGTTTCCTGCTCCGGAAACAAACACGGCGCGGATCTTTCGATCAACGCGCCGCGCTTCCGGGGGCTTGAGTATACCAAATAGAAGCGGAGCAAACCGAAGTCTGCTCCGCTTCATGCGCTTGCATCTTTCGCACTGGGTGCTTATGATGCGGACGCTAATATTCCTGCGCGGTCGCATTCTACCGAACCTGACATCCGTGTCAAGAATGCTGCAAACAGATCCCGGCACGGTAGGGGATCAGGGATGAAAGACGCGGGAGCCTGACTCTACCCCGCGCCAGCCTACGGGCTGCGCTCCTCAATGCGGTAAGCGGTTGGCTGATCCCCCAACGAAATGGTAAGACGCATTGCATGGGAAACCTCGCACGGCTCCGGCTGGGCTGAACCCTTTGACCTCACGAAAGTGGGGTCATGGTATTCCTGCACTTCCCGCCGGGCTGCAAAGGTTTGGGATTGAAAGAGATTTGAAAAATCTCGTCCTTCCCTTCCGATCTACATCCCCGCTCTAGCACCGGCATTGAGCCTCGCTGAAAAAAAATCACTCGCCTAAACTTGCGATTTGACATCCCGCTTTAGCACCGCGTATACTTGCGCGTATGACAACAATCACATGGATGGACAACCGAAAGTTGATGGATGAACTGTGGCCGAAGTGGAGACTTGAGCCTGTATTGTCGAGCATCTTGAACGAGAAGTGGGGTCAACTGCATCAGGACAAACTGCAAAGTTGCATTCGCCAGCACCGTTTAGTGCGCGACTCAAAGCCTGATATATCAGCGATACACAAGGCGTACTGCGCTTTGATCCCTCAGAACCTGGTAGGTGAGCGCGAGGTTGAACAAACCCGCAACGACCTTGAACGATGCACCCCGATCAGCGCAAAGGAGTTTGCTGAGTGGGATGTGTGGGCTGAAGCGATGTTGAAGAACGTGACGAACGAAGAACTTAAGCGCGTAAACGACTTCATTGGTCATGTACCGGAGTCGCGTCGAATCCTTGCCGTTGCCGTTGAGCATGTCCGCAAGCCAAGTGTGAGATACGCGTGAGGTACGAGAGCAAACCAGTATTACTGCACATGAACGCACTTGCCATGTATTTGCGAGGAGAGGGATTTACCGTTGGAATGACGCACACCGGATTTATTGCCATTGACTTGGAAGGTGTGGTGTTTCAGGTCAGCCCGTTCAGGACAAGCGCACAGATCCAGCACCCCATACACAAGCGATTTCGTGAGGAATACTCGCGCAAACTTCCACAAACGCATTGGTTTGATGAGCGTATGGAAATTCTGATTAAGTGGGCTAACGATCCCAAGAGCAAGGAATGGACTCGAAAGATGTCAACATCAAGACGAACTAACCCATGATGTATCCAACCACCCGCAACAAAGCCAAGATCCTCCGAGCCGTCATGTACTTGGAACACGAAGGTTTCACTGTCGGCCAAACAAAGACAGGGTTTGTCGCTGTTGACGATGACGGCATTGTCATCCAGGCAACCCCGTACCGCACCAGCGCACAAATCTTTCATCCCGTACTCAAGATTTACCGTGAGGAATACGCGTTGTACATACAAGAAACCTATTGGTTTGCTGAGAAACTGCCGTTGTTGACAGAGTGGTCAAAAGACCCAAACGCCAAAGAACCGCCGCGCATCATTGCCATGTCGCGCAGACCCGTACCGTCACGACAAAGAACCGCATGATCCATACGCTTTGTGCTGTACCACTTGCATTAATGTTCCTTGCCGCCTGTGGGGTGTGGCTATGGTTTTTTGACGATTCATCCCCTGACTACTAATGCGACACACCAACCTACCCCACCACTTCTATGTGCAAGTTGACAACCAATTCCTTGGCCCGAACATGCCAGCCGGCACAACGCCCGGCATGTGGCATGCGATCTACGCTCGACCCGGTCAGTACTTGTCTTGCCATGTAATCCTCGCGTCAGGAGCGCACTGGTCAGGTCTGCCGTTACACGCGCTGTCAACGACCGATTCCTTTGACCCTGACTTTGATGACTCCTCGCAGCCGTGGGGAGCAATGGGTAACAACATTGAAGCCGTGCAATTCAAGGCACTTGAAGGTTTGACTGTCAACGCGTTTCGCGCCGAGGTGTCAGGCATACACACAGGTATTGTGATTGATTGGGCTGACGGTTACTCGCAGTACCCCGCAGAACACAAGCCACTCAGCCTAATCATTGCCGATGAAGGTTACTTCTTGCTGTTGCCCAACAACTACTTCACTGTCAAGGACAAGCACTTTGTTGACACCAAGAAGTACGTTGATCAAATGAAATTCTATAAACGTGGCAGTTCCGTATATTGGGAAACGGATTGACTTATATACTGACGTAGATGACTATAAACACTTACGACGAATTTAAAACGCATATCCGCGAGACACTTGAGTCGCAAGGATCTACACGCGGGGAACTTGCGGTTGCAATGGATCGTGCAGGGATACTTCGAGCGCACACGGTGAGGTGCTTGCTTGGTACGCCCGGTACGGTGATCGGTAAACGAAAGCCAGCATTTGACTCTGCGCTTGCCATTGCCGGCGCAGCAGGGTTTGACATCGTCCTGCGTAAGCGCACATGATCACCAAGCGTATAGCCATCGTCGCTGTTAATGAAGACGGCTATCGCATCGGGCAATCGCACCACAACGCAAGAATCTCAGATTATGCAGTACAGTGCATAAGGGACGCACGGGAGGAAAGAGGGCTTTCCTACGGCAAATTAGCGTCAATGTTCAAACTCTCAAAGTCCACCATACAGAAATTATGCAACTATGAAAGACGCGCCCAAATCCCTCGCGCTTACAAAAAAGTCACCCAGTACCTCTGTGATCAAACGACCAGTGGGACGGCCGCAGCGCACCGGAATCATGAACAACCCCAAGGCACTTGAGGTTCTCCAGTGGCTTGCAAACGGGGGAACACTGCTTGAGTTTGCCAAGATTACGGGCAACCCATGCGTTGCAACTGTGCATCAATGGAAAGACGAAGACGAAGATTTTAGTAGACTTTATAAGGTCGCGAGGGACAAAGGCCAGGAAGCAATGCTTGAGGAATGCAAGACCCTGTGCGACACAGAGCCTACAGACGCAGTACAAGCCGCTTGGAGGCGTTTGCAGGTCGATACCCGGATGAAGTGCCTTCGGATGTGGAACCCCGCTAGATGGGCAGAGCGCGTTGACATGAACCATTCCGGTGGCATCAGTTTGATGGTGGCAACAGGCGTACCGGAGCGGTAATGGCTCGCACCGTCAGTTTGCAGTACAAGCCGAGAGCATGGCAACGGACATGTCATGTCAGTAAGCGCAGGTTCACAGTGCTTGCCCTGCACCGTCGCGCTGGCAAGACTGAACTTGCCATCATGGAATTGATTGACAAGGCAATCCGGTTCAAGCAGGAACTTGGCCTGTTCTTCTACATTGCACCGTTCCTGAAGCAAGCCAAGGCTATCGCCTGGGCGCGGCTCAAACAGAAACTTGCGCCGCTCTTGCAAGAGAATGCAATTGACATTAACGAGGGCGACCTGCTCGTCACGTTCAAGCACAACGGGTGCGTCATTCGTATATTTGGTGGCGACAACCCCGACGCAATGCGCGGTGTGCGACTTGACGGTTGCGTGATTGACGAAGTGTCGCAGGTCAAGCCGGAGGTGTGGAACGACATCATTCAGCCGGCATTGTCTGACCGTCAGGGTTGGGCAATGTTCATTGGCACACCGTCAGGCATCAACCTGTTCAGCGAGTTGTACTACCGCGCACAGTCGTTGCCCGATTGGAACGCCGCTCGGTACACGGTCTTCGACACCCAGGCAATTGATCCCAAAGAAGTCGAACGCCTGAAGCGCGACATGCCTGAGACTGCGTTTGCTCGCGAATATCTGTGCGACTTTGCCGCTGCCGGCGATGACCAGTTGATCAGCCTGTCAGACGCTGAACTTGCAGCAAGCCGCGAATATACGGACAAGGACATTGAAGGATCACCCCGCATCCTTGGCGTTGACCCTGCGCGGTTCGGTGATGACCGCAGCGTGATCTTCAAGCGTCAGGGTCTTGTCGCGTTTCCACCCCTTGTGTACAGGGGTATTGACAACATGGAACTTGCCGCTCGCGTTGCGGCGGTCATGGAATCCTGGGAGCCGGACGCGGTGTTTGTTGACAGCGGTGCAGGTGCAGGAGTCATTGACAGGCTGCGTCAACTCGACTTTGATCCCATCGAAGTGCCGTTTGGTGGCCGCGCCATACAGCCCGATCAGTTTGTCAATCGACGCACCGAGATGTGGTGGGGCATAAAGGAATGGATTGAGCAGGGTGGCAAGATACCGAATGACGTTCAATTGAAGCAAGAGATGGCAACGCCTGTGTATTGGTTTGACCAGGCTGGTCGCAAGGTGCTTGAGTCAAAGGACGAGATCAAGA